TTAACACACTAGAGCTAAACCCTTCTGGGGTCATAAGATCCTCTAAGTCTTTGTCTTTACTAAGATCAAGCGTTTTTCTGAAGTCGTCCCAGACACCAGCAACGACACCAAAGAGAGCAGCATATTTAGCTGAGTTAAGCATAGCTTCTTTAGCGGCTTCTGCACCTTCTTTAGTATTTAGTCCTTTTTTACCTGCTTTTATTATATTAAGTCCTACATCAGTTCTTAAACCGTTCATCTGTTTATTCATATAAGACAACATACTGTAAGCCATACGACCATTAGGGTTGTCATGGAAAGCTTTAGGCATAGCACTGGCACTTACAGGCTGCCACTTGTTCATAGAAGACCCTGCAAAATTTATTATCCAAGAATTACTTAAGTCTTTATTTTTCAGAGCTTCGACAGTTGACTTAAATTCACTTTCAGTAAGTCCACGCATACCGTCGTGTTTTCTAAGTTTATCTAAAGATTTCTTTGAGCCGTTAGTAGCAAGGTCAATACCTCTTTGGATAGCAGAGTTACTAAGTATTTCCTGACCCATAGTGTTGACAGTTTGAACCCCACTGTACCTATATAAAAATTTATTTAACGCATCTGATTTTTCTACAAAACCTCTACCTATTTTTGAATTTAACGTGGTGTATTGAGCAGCGTCCACAGCATCGTTCATTGCTTTTTTACCTGTGTTAGCTACTTCTCCCATAAATTCTCTATCTAAACCTAAAGTTTTATTTGACATCCAACCTTTCTCAGCACCAAACTCTTTACTAAAAGTAGCTAAGACAGCCTTTGGAAGTGTTTTAGACCAAGCAGCAATACCGTTTTGATAGATAGGAGCAGTAATGCCTTCAGCAAAATTAAGCACAGCGTTAAGAGGATTAGCTAAAATAGCGGCTGAAGTCGTTCTTCTAGCCACAGCACCTACTGTATTTCCACCTTTTTTAGAAGCAATCAACTGTGAACGTAAGCCATTGGCTAAATTAGCAGCGACATCTTTTGAAGCCCCTTGATCTTTTGCTCTTTGTTCTATAGTGTCTATAACAAAATTTAATCTGCTTTGATTTCCTGTTGGTTTTTCCTTTGGTATTTCTAATTTATCAACATCAATACCAAAACGGGCTGCTAAAGCTCTTGAAGCTGATACATCTTCAGCAAAAAATTTCAAGGACAAAACAGGGTTTTCATACAAATTAGTGTTAGCTTTCGTACCTTCTACTTTTGGACCGTTGTATACAGTAGGAAAATAATCAAACTTACCGGCTTTCTTAAAAAAGTCAGCAGCTTGGATAACTTTAGTTTGTTCTTCTAGTTGTTTAACTATTAGTTTTTGTTCTGGGTTTTTTGCTAGTTGACTAAATTGCTGCCAAGACACACGGTTTGTTTTGCTTCTGCTTTTATTTATATTTACTGCGGCTGTCTTAAACTTAATGTCGTTATCAAATAATTCAGCAGCCTTTAAAAAGCTAGTGTCAAAAATTTCGTCAATTTGTCGTTGCTCATGCCGTATCATTATTTCAGCATCTTCAGCAAGTTTAGCTGCTCTTTCACCGACGTTTTTAACGATCCATTCTTTTGTAGTTAAAAATATATTACCAAGCTGTTTAGTTTGTCCTCCTACTTCTAAATCAGGAATAGGAACTTCGTCTGAAACAAATCTAATTTTTTGTTTTTGTAATGAAGCTGATACGTCTTTTACTAAAGAATTTATACTAGTTTCACTAGCTCTACCTACATTAACAAAACCGTCTTTTCCTCCTATAAAAGACCCTGAACCTTGAGACTGTGATCTAAGTTTTTCTGCTGCCTCTTTTATTTCGTCTGCGTTTTTTGTTAGAAGGCCGCCAGATACTCCACCCAAAACACCGCCTAAACCTGCACCAAGAGCAGCACCTGTAGCTCTGCCTTCTTCTCCTTCACCGCTTAAGAAACCGTAAGCTGCTCCTTCGACTGCTGTTAAACCAGCACCTTTAGCAGCCCTTTGTAATTTAGTTCCTGTTTGTGCTAGTTTTGCAACAGCAGCACCCGGTACAAATAAAGCAGCACCAAAACCTAAACCTGTAAGTATCTTTGAAGCATTAGGGTTTTCTCTTTCAAAACGGTCTAAGTCAGCACGAGACTGACCTATAGCACTTTTCCAGTTAGAGGCTTGTCCAGAAAGTAAACGAACTACTGCATCGAACTCATCTCCCACACCTAAAGCAGACTCAACAAAGTCTACTGTTCCTGATCTAGCAGCAGAGTAGGAAGACCGTCGTTTGTTTCTGGACGTGGGCTTTTTAGTTTTTACTTTAGAAGTCCTGCTATCGTATAAGAAATCATATTTACTTTCTTTTTTATCTTCTACCCCAGAAGCCACACTATCGTACAAGAAATCATATTTACTTTCACCCATGTCTATTGCCTATTACCTTTCGGAAGTTTTTATAAGGCGCGTAAAAAAGTGCGCGGTCTAAAACTAAAATCACCAAAGAAACTAGAATTTTCATCTTCCTTTTTTTTATATAATTCGTTTTCAAATTTTTCTATGTCTTCAGCAGTATGGCGTTCATTTATTATACCCTCGGCTTTCAAAAACTCATAAACAGTTTTTCTATTTTTTCTTGCGCTTTCAGGTATGTTTTCGCTAATCAACGCTTTATTTACAACGTCGAAAATGGTTTGTTCTCCCGACCCTCCTTCCGTCGTTGGTGTTTCTTCGTTATTTAGCTTTGCAGTTATTATGTCTAATTGTGCCCTATATCTATCCTGTTGTGCTTCGTGCAATCTATCAATTTCCTTTTGTAATATTGCGGTATAACCCTCAGTTTTATCAGCGTTTGGGTTTTTGTCTCTTTCTATCATTTCTTTTAGTTCTTTTTCGTCGTAAAAATTATTTAGAATGCTTCTAGCTTCTTTTATAATGTCCTCGCCAGCAGGAATTTCGAGTTTAATTTGTAAATCTGTTTCTATTCTCCTTAAAGCGTCTTTTTCTGCTCTTTTTTCTTTTTCGTCAAGCTCTTCAGCTTGCATAATCGCTGCATTAACATAATTAGATATTTGTTTAAATAGTTCTTTGTCTTTGATTCTTGCATTGGTTGTCCATGTTTGATTTTCTTCGTTCCAGCCTGACTCAGCATTTGTTTCGTATTGCTTAAAAAGATCGTTTATTATTTGTTTTGTTTTTGGACCAACTTCTTTTTCTATTGAATTAACAAGCTTCCTCAATGTTTCAACTTGAGGTGGAACTCTTTTTTGTTCATTAAGTTCCGCAATACTTTTTGAGGTTTCTCTGTTTTTATACATTCTTTCAGCGATGAGTGAAACTTCACTACCATAACCTTTGTCGTATGCGTCTTTTATTATAGTATCAACAACGTCAGTGTCGTCATCCCTAATACCCTGTCTTAAACCCGTTAAGTTAGAGTCTTTCCAAGTCTCAAACTCTTTAGCGTCCTGTGCATTTTTTAAAGTAGTTTGATTTATTTTATAGCTCGTATAACCTTTAATAATCTCACTGTTTGTTAAAAGATTATTTTTTTCATCCTTTAGTTCTTTAACTTGTAAATCTGTTAGTCCTTGTGAGTCACTTTCTTTTAACAGTGTATCTAGTTCAATAGCTCTGTTAAGTTGATTACTTATTTTCGTAACTTTTGCACCCGGAAGTCGTGAATTAAGATTGTCAATTTGTTTTTGTATTAGTTCTTTTTGTTCTAGTGTAGGAGCTTTATCCCTAGCCTGTTCAAGTTTTTCAATAGTACCACGTAATTTTACAACCTCGCCTTCTTGTGCAGATTGAACTCCCTCACCAGAAATTTGAGATATTTGATTAAATAAATCTAAAGTTTTCTTTTCTTCTTCTCTAGCTTTTAGCTGACCCGGAACACTACCTATAGCAGTACCTAAATTAAATAAACTTTGGGTCATAGCGGGTTTTCCTAATCCAGACAAAAACCCCTGTGAAAATGTAGCCATTATAAAATCTCCTGTTTAAACCCTACTACGTTGTCTTCTTATTACCAAATAAACCACCTAAGCTTGAGCTTGCTAAGTTAGCACCAAAACCGCCCATCAAGGTTGCTTGTCCTAATGCCGACTGAAGTAACGCATCAAGACCACTAGCGTAGGTTTCTCCGTAAGTAGCTGTTTGTTGTGCCAGTGCTTGTCTCTGTCTTTCAGCAGCAGTCATTCCGGGTTCTACAGCAGACAACAATTGTGCCTGTGGTACATAACCAGAAGCTAACATACCTGTACCTAACTGAGACTGTCTTACTTGTTCTGCACCAGCAAATTCCATAGCACCTAACATGGCTTTATTCTTAGCTTCTTCTTGAGCTTGAGCTAACGCCAGTTGTTCAGGTGTGCCACCAAACATAGAAGTACGTACACCTAAGCGTCCTTGGTTTGCCAAGCGTTCTTCTAAGGCAAGCCGTTGTCGTTCTTCTTCAGGGAGCATGGCGGCTCTCATTCGGTCAAACACTTCTTGTTCTCTTGTTGCAGTATCTGTTTCTGCTAGGTTAAAGAAACTTTCAGCACGTCTTAACTGATTATCCTGTAAAGCTTTTTCATCGTCGGACAACGTGGAGATAAACTCCATTTCACCCGGAACAACAGTACCATCTGCTAGTACAGTGTCGGGTTTTTGTTGCATAGTAAAGTTACTACCTGTTGCTGAAGTAACTGTGTAAGGTTGAAACTCAAGTCTCTTATCTAACTCACCCGCTAAACCCGGAACAAACAAGCCTGTGTTTGGATCAGTGTAGCCTGTTGACATTCTTTCAAACGCTTCTCGTCCAATTTTTCCTATGTCATCAGCCGCGCCTTTAGCTAAGGCTGCACCGCCAGCAGTACCAACACCGCCTAAGATATTTTTAAGAACGTCGCTTGTTAAAAAATCAAACATAGATCCGTTATCAGCCGTGTTGTTGTCTCCATTAGCCATCAGTACGTCCCTCCATTTATAGTTCCTGACGCTAGTGTACCATTAAACGTCAGAGCAGCTATAGTCACTGTTCCTGTAAACGTGGGTCCAGCTAAGTCTGCTTTGGTTGCAACTGCCGTTGCTAGGTTATCAAACTCAGTTTCAAACTCAGTTCCTTTAATGATTTTTCCAGCGTCACCAGAAGGTAAACTGTCTTTAGCTGCAAAATCTGTTGTCTTAGTATAATTACTCATAGTGTCCTACCTACTAATGCAAGCACGTTGATTTCCTGTAAGGATAATTCCTCTCCGTTAATGTCAGCTTCCATGTTAATTGAAACGCTGCTTCCGCTACCGTTAGCGTTAACACCTAAAGCTGTTGTTACAAACTCTCCTGTAGAAAACTGCCCTACGTTAAACTCTCCTTCATTATAAAAAGCTTTCGCTTGTGTTGGCATTGTTAATGAAGTAGTACCTGACTTAGACTTAAAATCGTAGGACCATTTTATAAAAATATTAGCTCCGCTACCACCAACAACCACTGGTCTAAGTTTCTTAAGGAACTTAAGTTTGGTACTGTCTCCTAAAGAAAGCTCAGGGCTTGTATAATGAAAGCGGTAAGTAGAACTATTGTCTAAGTACCCTGAGTAAAGCCCTATACCGTGTAAACCACCGATTAACAAAGTGCCGTTGTCTTTACGTTCATAGGAAGTAAAACCAGTTCCGGGCCATCTTGTCGCCCTGTAAGAACCGTTTTCTAAAGTTGCTCTTACGTCAAAACAAAATGTTGTATTATGTCCGGTAAAAGTTATCAGATAAAAGTTTTCTTCTGGGAAATACACAGACCTAAAAAGCTCTGTCTCTGAAGTCAAAAGAGCAATGATGTCCTTGGTTATCGTAGACGACAGACTTGTAATCGGCATAGACTTTTCTTGTATGGTCCTACCAAAACTTTTGAGTCCTGTCTGAGACAAAAAGATAACGTCAGTTCCTGTGTACTGTACAGTGTCTCTGTCTACACAACCAACACCGGACACTGTGTCTGCTAAAGTCATAGAGGCTGGTGCGGTAGCTCCAGAGTACACAACAATACTTCTTTTACCAAAAATAATTAAATGGTTGTTGTGGGCTGCTAAAGAAACAATCTCGTCGTAACCGTCAGGCCATACATTTGATATATCAAGAGAGCCTGAGCTACCTCCTGTCCATATATGACCAGACAAAAGATCAGACCAATAGATAGTTGATTTATCAGTGCTGAAGTCTGCGGTCCACAGTCTACCATAAGCTGCTAGTACTTCGTTACCGTACTTAGCAGAAGTAAGTCCAGCAGCACTGTTTACAGAACTCAAGGTTACTACAGCACTGTTAGCTCCTCCTGAAGAACCAGAGGCAACTGTATTGTATATGAGAGGTTGAAGCCCACGTTGAAAAAAGTATATGCTGTCGTTGAAGTTTACCATCTTCCAGTTATCGGCAGAGACAGTATATCCACCGGGTGTTTCGTCAGCTAGTGTTGTTGTACCACTAAGTATTTTATTATTACCAACTGAAAATATCTTAGTTGTACCTGCGTCATTCTTAAACTCTTTCATTGCTCTTATTTTACCAGAGCCTAGCTGAGTTTTGTTTGTTGTAGTAACACTAAGACCTTTACGTGCTGCAATTCGTCCACGCTGGTCTATAACAGCATTGTCAGCTATTTCTGCAAAAGACGGGTCTTGTGCAAGAGGTGAGTCCTCTGTATTTATTCCTTTAAAAGCCGGAGCTATAAGGTTAATACTGTTTAACTGTTGTGCCATAGTTATCTCAAGGTGTATAAAAGATAGTTTCTTCTGGGTGTCTACCTGCGTCGTGTGCTATAGCGTCTGATAAATAACTGTTTGCTATCGTAAAGTATTCTGCTGTAGAAGTTCCTCCTGTTTCTCCTCGTTCTCTAGCTGCTAAAGCTACCGCTAGTTGGACCACAGGATTTTCAGGGACAGCCAATGCGTCTGAATCACCAGACAACACAGCGTTACGTAAAGCAGCGTCAAAGCGTATAGAGTACACAGCATCTGGTTTTGGGTACAGGTCTATAGTAGTATCTCCGTTAGTGTCTACACCAGCATACGTGTAGTATCTAGGAGAACCTGTTACGGGAGTACCTAAGTAAAGCTGCTCGTCAAACCAATTGTTTGTTTGGTACTGCATCTTAAGATTAGACGTGTCGTTTATTACATTTAGTTCTTTTACTTTGTCTCCACTACCTGCCAAAGAATAATTCGTTGTGTTTGCGACAGTATCAAAAGTTAATGTAGTTCTTAACGCAGACCAGTCCCATGCACTTTCTACTAAGTCCTTTGCGTCGTTTACAAAGTCACCTACTAACTTGCTGTAAGTTGTAGCCTGTACTGTGGCAACTTCGTTTTCTCTTAGTCTTCTTAAGACGCTGTTTACTAAATCTATGTAAGTCATTAAACCATTCCTTTAAACAAACTATCGTTTATCAGACGATTAAGTTCTATGTTATAGTCTTTTGGTTGATACTGTACACCAACAAAGTTAGGTAAGTTATAGTTTAGTCCTCCTGTAATCGGAGAAATATTTTTGTTTCCACTTAACATACCGCCACCGCTGCTCGTTGTTGGGTCAGGATCAGGATCTGGATCAGGATCAGGAAACGGGTCAGGATCTGGATCACCGTCTGGATCACCGTCTGGATCAGGATCAGGATCTGGATCACCGTCTGGATCAGGATCTGGATCACCGTCTGGATCTGGGTCTGGATCACCGTCTGGATCTGGGTCTGGATCACCGTCTGGATCTGGATCTGGATCACCGTCTGGATCTGGGTCTGGATCTGGGTCTGGATCTGGGTCTGGATCTGGGTCTGGATCAGGATCAG